GAAATTTCCCCTTTTCTTCACAACCACAAGTACAAGTACAAACATCTATATCATTTCAAGACAGGCTCTATGAAACTTTGGATAGGAATAATACTGTGAAAATTAGAGTACCGTTCAACCCGATGCTACTATCTACTCTTGGACAATTCAATTGTCTCAAAGAAGAACACAAGCCAGAGCTTGCCGATGTTGAACGGTACAAAAACCTCATAGCAGCAGCACCTGAGCTATTGGAGGCATTGTCTAATCTTATTTATATGTCACGGAAAGCTAGAGGGGGTGAATGTAGTGTTAGGGATTTAGACAGTGCTCTCACGAAAGCTATTTATATACGTTCCAAAGCCAAAGGAGAATAGACAAGAGGGACTTTCGAGCCTCTCTGTTTGTTCTTTCAGATCATAGGGGTGTAGTAGCAAGAGCGAAGGTAAGAATCTCCATCTGCTACTACTCCTCTGTGATTCACAGACAAGAGAAGGCATTACGGTAAGGTGGTGGCCTTCTCATATTTGTGCTAGAATATGGATCGGCCTCTCGGATAGTCCACATGGGAGCCTGGAAGACGTGGACTCCAACATTTACAGGATTTTCAGTTAACCCTCCCAGCGTTACTGCACGATATACACAAATTGGTAAACTTGTTATTGCTTTCGTTGCCATGGGCAATGGAACGAGTAATGCTAGTACCTTTACTTTAACTCTTCCCGTAGCGGCAGCAAATACCGTGAAGCAACAGTTCCCAGCGGCGGTACAGACAAATAATGGGGCAGCCTTGTTAGAGCCTGCCTTAATCAAAACTCGTGTGAATTCAACAACTGCCGATATATTCAAAGATGCAAGTGGAGCGGGATGGAGTACGATTGGTGGCAAAAAAGTAATCTTTACAATTATGTATGAGACAAACTAAATGACTCCCCAAGAAGCCCTCCAACTTATAGATCAAGCCTGTGCGCTCCTGACGCTCAATAGGGAGTTTCATGTCAAAATACAGGAGGCGATTGAAGTTTTGAGGAAAGAGATTAGTGGGAAAAAAAGTGATAAATGATCTATGTTATAATCCCAAAAGATGGTGGTATTGTCCTCGACGGGAGAACTTAACAGGAAAGTCTGCTATACTCCTGAATGATGCCGAGAACAAAAGGGAAAACAAAGGGAAGGCACAAAGGAACAGAAAATCTAATACCCATAAAAAAGGGGGAAAGAAGAAATCCAAACGGAAGACCTAAAGGGCAGAGGAACTACCGTACTATCTATCGTGAAGTCATAAAGAAGATTGGTGAATCACAAAAAATGACGCCGGAAGAAATAGAGGACTTGATACACAAGTCTGGTATCGTTAAAGCAATGAAGGGTGATTATAGCTTCCACAAAGATGTACTGGACAGGCTTCATGGAAAGCCGCCACAGGGAATAGGGGGAATGGACGAAGAAGGAAACTTCAAAGAACAGAATCTTACTATTGAATTCGTTAAGGTTAAGAAATGAGTGAATCCACCCTGCCAAAAGATGGTGCTCCTTTGTACAGCGGAAGTCATATAGGCTATAAGCGATATTGGATAAGAAATTGTTATATCAATTTTATGTACAAGACTAGACTGTGGAAAACAGGCCTCGATGAAAATGATTGTTTGATTCAAAAATACTTCTGGCAATAATCTATGAGTGAATCAACCACAAAGAAAGGCAGGAAGGTAGAAACTGCTCTTACCAGAAATGCTTTGGAAAACTGGGCTAAGAATTGTGTACAAATATGAATATTAAGATACCAGAGGCATTTCAAGAAATATTTGAACCTTATCGTATGAAATGTTGGTGGGGAGGACGCGGTGCAGCAAAGAGTGAATCAGTGGGACGATACTTACTGGCAGAAGGAACAACAGAGAGTATGAATATAGTGTGTGGTAGGGAATATCAATCCAGTATTCGTGATAGCGTATACTCCATGCTTGAATACCTCATAGAGGATATGGAGCTACAGGATTACTATGAAGTTTTGCAGTCAGAGATCAGAGGGAAGAAGAACAAGACTCTGATCTCATTCGTGGGACTCAAGAGAAACATCAACAACATCAAGAGTATGCACAATGTAAGAAAGTTCTGGGGAGAGGAAGCACACTCATTCTCTCAGAGATCGCTAGACATTATCTTCCCAACTATCAGGGCAGAAGGATCAGAACTTATCTTTACCATGAACCCTGAGCTTGAAGATGATCCTGCTTATCAATACCTCATTGCTAATCCTCCTCCTAATTCTCTAGTGAGGAAGGTGAATTACACAGAGAATCCATTCTTCCCTGAAGTGCTAAGAGTAGAAATGGAACACATGAAGAAAAAGGAACCGGACAAGTACAGGAACATCTGGCTAGGTGAGTGTCTAGCTGCTGTTGAAGGTGCTATCTTCGCTAAAGATTTAGAGAAAGCTGTGCTGCCTACTGACCAGTATCCTAATGGAAGAATAACAAACGTTCCCTACGATAAATCCAAGCCTGTTGATATTCACTACGATCTAGGAAGAGGAGATAAGACAGCTATGTGGTTCATTCAGATCATTGGCTATGAAATAAGACTCATTGATTACTACGAGAACAATGGGGAACACTTCAGTCATTACATTAAGTATGCACAGGACTCTCAATACGTTCTGGGTAATCATTACTTACCGCATGATGCAGAAGCAGAGACTATCTCCGCAGAGAAGTCAGTAAAGAGACAGGCTATAAATGCTTATGGTAGTGAGAATGTGAAGATCGTTAAAAGGATTCCAAAGAAGGCTATGGCTATCGAAGCTGCCAGAAGTATCATTGATCGTTGTGTATGGGATAAAGTTAGATGTGCTGATGGACTTACTTGTCTACGAAAATATGCTCACAAGGTTGATCCTGATACCGGAAGAACAAGCAGGGAGCCAGAACATGATACTCCTTGGTCGCATGGAAGTGACGCTTTCATGTCTATTGGTCAAACACTGAAAGAGTTCGTAAAGAAGAAAAAGAAGAAGGTGTTTAATAAACCCAAGATCAATTATCTTCCTCGTCCTGCTCAAGTATAATTATACTTGCCAAGTAATGACGATTGATATACATTCGAGAACATGGCCTTCTTTGGAACAAAGTTCTCTTTCATTGCTGATGGGGTGAAGCATGAACTTCCTGTCCCTGATTCACCAGAGAAAGTAACAAAGGGGTTTGAGATTGTTAAGGGTAAAGATACCTATTCTGTTGTTTTTGTAGCCACCAAGAAAACAAATGCCGACGACTAAGCCAACTCTTCTTTATTACGAGGCCATAGAAGATAATAAGATTATAACAGTTGATCTCACTGAAGATCAAGAAACTAAAAGGAAACAACACAGAGAAATAATCAACGCAATGGACAATTACTACGATCCCCATAGAGAGAGGTGGAGACAGAATGGAGTTTTATTCAATGTGATCCAAACAGGAACCAATGATCCTGTGGCTAACTGGTATTTGGGCTGGTCTAGGATAATTATTAGCCATTCAGTAGCTATGACTAACGCTGGTGAACCGTCAGGTGCATTTAACCCTCTTGGGCCTTCTGATGATCGTTTAAGAGTCCTTTGGGATGCTCTTGTTAAGCATTACCTGAATAAATGCAGATGGCCTTCCCAACAAAGAAGATGGTCTAGCGACCTTCACATAACAGGTAACGGAGTAATAAAAGCTTACACAGAAGTGAAGATGAGAAAGGAAGGAACTGTTTGGGTAAGAGACAGAAAAAGAAGCAAGACAGGACTAAGAGCAAAAAGTCCTTTTATGTGTATGAGGTCTACAGGGATTGCTGACCCCGATGATGTTGATGTTGGTGTTGAGAGAGACAACATGGTATGGAATAATTTTGTAACCAAGTTTGCCAACGTACAGATTTCAGATGGAAAGACACTACGATTCAAATATGATACAAGCCAAGTAACCCCAGGATGGAATGTTCAACTTACCCATGTTTATGATGAAGATGCTAACGAGTATACGATCTATTGTTTGACCTATGGATCAAAACCAAATGAGAACTTAGGAGTCCAACCAGGATCACTGCCGGTTTCTAACAATCGAGAGCTTGGTGTTCCTATTTATCATGTAAGGATGAGGAAGAGAGACTTGAAAGACTCAAAGGATGAAGGACTAAATATTCAGGGGATGGCTCCCCTTGCTTTTGCAATGTTTGAAGATCAACTAGATATAGATTATGAGACTCATGCAACTGTTGGTATGGGTATTCCTCAATTTATAGAAGGCCCAGAAACGGCTATACAACAGTTAGTCATGCAGACCTTAGATAACCTAGAACTCAAGAACACAGTTCCTATTTCCTACGAGCCTTTCGATCCTGAGAATCCTTCATACCTAGATGTAGACGCTACTCAGTTACGATCAGCAATGCTCATTGACGGAAAGATCAGTGCTCACCCTCTTGGGATAGCTGATGTGGGAGCAAACACAGTCCTATGGGAATGGTTGAAAGAAATAATGTTTCAAACAACTGGTATAAATCCACAGGGTCTCACAGGTGATGGGTTAAAGACTGCTTTCCAATCAGGACTCTTGGTAAGACAAATGAATATGAGGGCAAAGGATAGGATCACAGCATGGGAAGGAGGTTGTTTGCAAAGAGCTTGGGTGCTTCTTCTGGACTATGCTCTATCAGATTCTACTATTGAAGATTGGACTAAGATCACTGAAAAGGAAGCAGAGGAAATAGTGAGAATGATTGGTGATGATGATATGGCTGGATCAGACTTCAATAAGAAGACCAAGGAAAAGAGAACTCTGCGATATTTCCCTGTTCCCGGTTACAACTTCAAGGAAGACTTCAAAGGAAAGCAGTCTAAGAAGAGACAACTCAAGAAAGGAGCTACTAATAACACTTTGATAGGTGGTAAGAGTAAAGATGGTGATGTTGCTATGGTTCCGATGGATGCTGCCTATCTTCTGCCAGCTAAATCCGTAGAAGGATTAGTAGAGTTTGATGTAAGAGTCTCAGGAAAGAATATGCTCTTTGACCTTAAGACTCAGGACATTCAAACAGCAAAAGAGTTTATTGGGCTTGGTACTTCCATTGCTCCAGCGGTTCCGGGTATTGACTTTAGAAAACAATACATAGCAGCAGGAATTATTGCAGGATTTGAAGAGGAAGACCTTATGAAGTCCGAAGGACAGAAGTCCGATCTATTGAAACAAGTTGAAGCAGCATTGGGAGAAGAGGGGAGTATTGAAACACTTCCTGCACCTATTGACGCTGCCGAAGCGCCTGAGCCTTCCCTATTGGAAAACTTAGCTTCCGGACAATCTTAATGTTCAAATTCTTCACAAGAAAGGTATTTCATCTTGATGATTTAATACTCACAAGTGCAGATGAGCTAGAACTCATGTCGCTAACAAAAGGACAAAGGATAGCTATTAGCAATCTCATGATGATTCTGAAGTTTACCCATCCTGATGACAGAACAAGAAATTCAGCGGAGATTATAAGAGGAGAGTTCATGAGGAAATCGAAGCATCCTGATAATCTCATTTCTGCCGAAGAAGACAAAAGAGTAGAGAAGAAGGCTTTATCTCCTCCCATCTCAAGGCTTGACTCAGTATGAATGGCCATCAATTCCTGATGTGAGTCCCTCAAGAAGGACGATCATTAAAAGATACATGGAACTAAGAAAGAAAGGTGAGGTGAATATGGCGGAAATATACAGAATGATTGCAAAAGACTTGGGCTATAAAATAAACAAATCTGGTACAAATACGTTCATACGAGAGTCTATTTCTGACTACCTAGAACAATGAGAAAACTAATCTGTAAATTCAGAGGCCATAGATGGAAAACAGTGAATCAGTGCAATAGGCGCATGGTTTACAGGTTTGAGGTGTGTTTAAGGTGCAAAGAAAGGAGAGAATTGCAAGAAACCTCTCTTACTCCTTAGAGTAAATAGACAACACAACTAGTTATTGAAATGTTGTATGTTTATATGTACCCGTTCTTTCTCATCTTCGGTTCGACCATGGTCTGTGCGAGGTACTGGTAATCTTTCCGAGATTTTTCTAGTGCCGAGCCAGTGTCTCACAGAGGCCATGTGTCTCGATCATATTCATTTCATTTTTCTACCATGGAAACCCCTAGTGGAGCCAGCGATGCAGGAGCCAATACGGATACCCTGCCCTCCGATAACCCCGATGGGAGCACTACAAGTGATACCCCAGCGGGCGGTTCGCAAGAAAGCACAGACAAGCAGCTTGCAGATAAAGACAAGCATATTGTTGATATTGAGAAGCAGAATAAAGATCTTGAAGCTAAGAACAAGACTCTTGAAGATAAAGCTGCTAAGACTACTGACCCCAGTGACGTTCTCGATTGGAAAATCGAACACCTTGATGAAATTAAAATGGGTGGTGAGGAGTACAAGAAAGAACTAAATTTCTTCAAAGATCAGGGGATAAAGGTAACCCCTGCAATCATGGAGAAGGCATTGCAAAATGCTAAGAACACTAAGGGAATGTCTGACGAACCGAATACGGCTGACGATGCAACTACAACTGCTGCACCAGCAGCAGGTGAAACCAGAGCTACGAAGGCAAAGAAAACTAAGGTTATGCCTGAGTGGCTAAAGCGTTCCAAGACCATGACAGAAGAAAGATGGAATGAAGAAGTTGCAAAGAAGGAAACCGAGAAAGCGGGGAAGTAATTTTTTCCCCCCTAAAGTAATGTTCAAAGAAAACCGATTCTGCGAAAAGTATCGTCGAGCAAGCGGATCAGTAAATAAGATGAATGTTGTTTGTGATGGTTCTAGTACAGCAGTAACTGCGGGAGATCTTGTTATGATGAATGGAGAGAACAATAACTGTATAGCCTGGACTGGAGCACAGCCTGTTTTTGCTATTGCTCTCGAACCAAGTTCAGCTGCTACTACGAATATAGAAGTTGATATACTTCTACCTGGTGATTCCATGTTTGCCGATGTTGATACAGGCACTCCAGCAGCAGATAATTTCTCCATGATCGATGGAGATTTGAACGGAGTAGATATAACCGGAACGACGAATGATGACTTTATTTACTTCTTCCGAGGTAGTACGACAGTTGTTCTTGTTTACCCGAACCACTACCTCATTGGAGGTAATGACGACGGAACTCCGTAGTCTTTAATTTAGATTTTTCCCCTTTAAGCTATGGCTGTACAACCATCAACCGTTCAATTAGCAGAGTTTCGCTCATGGTTCGACGAAACAGATTATACGAACCGAGCTGCTCTGGAAGACATGATGAACGATCCAATCTTTACCTTGTTGGGTGAAGATACTTCAAACAACATATCAGATACTCTTGCGACTAATGGAGTTGATTACTCTGGTTATGCTTTGGCTAAGATTCCAGGTGGAGCTGTAACCAAAGATGCACCAGTCGAAATGGACACTCACACTATTCAGTACATTACGTTTGTCCAAAGATTTAACTACGAAATGGAAACAATTTCCCATGACAAGTACAAGATGGATGACCCCGATGGAAATGAATTGATTATCCGTCTTTGGAACTCAGTTGGTTTGTTCCTTACCAACTGTTTATGGAATCAGAACACAGGAACAAGTTTCAATGTTCTCTCTCACGATGGAACGATTTCCTATACGAATACCACTCCCGATGGTGTTGCTATTATCTCCGCCTCCCATTCTGGGCCAGGTTATTCAAGCAAGACTAATATTGGTGGTACTACTCCTCTTTCTGTTCCTAACCTGACAACGAATATTACAGTCGGTCAGGAGAATATTACTCAGCCGTCCGGACATCCCATTGCTTACGATGCTGATCTTATTCTTGTTGGAAATCATGGAGCCATGACTGAGGGTGCTACGCAGATTACAAGGTCTGTTAAGGTTCCGGGTTCCGGAAACAACTCCGTAAACATTTATTCCGGTGGAACATATGACGTTGTTGAGTTCAAACATGCCCCTAAGACTGCTGCCGGTGCTCGAAGCACTACGAATGCAGATAAGTTCAAATGGGCTACTGCCAACAGTAGGAACCTTCGTAGAATGATGAAGTATAAGTGGAACATGAGGCCACACATTCGTCAGTCCACGACCATTGATGACAATAACTTAGATGTTTTCCGCACAGCAGTTTGCCGCCTTGCGTTTATGCCTGAGAGTCCTTGGGCTTTCATTCAGAACAACGCTACGGCTGCACCTGTCCACCCCGGTTAATCCTTTCCCCCAATTAGCTTATGACTAGATTTACGAAATTATTCGTCGGGACTCTGGCTGTCTTTGGATTGGGTTCAGGGGTGTATACTGGAATAAATGCTTTTGTTGATAGTTTGGCCATTCAGACTTTGATAGTAGTTAACGTCCAAACTTCCTTAACAGGAACCGGAGCAGGTGCGAATAGTTCAAAGCTGTATGATTATTCCAAGTACAGTGGATATAAGCCTCTTATACAAACTGGAGGAGTCGTCAGTGCTGTTTACCAGATAGCCAATTTTGATTTTCCTGAAACATATACCGGCGTTGTTCTTGGTGCAGGTATTTGTATAGATGTGGCAACTGCTCCGACAAGTAATGCAACATTTGTAGACTGTTCTATTCAGGGAGACACTTTGGATACTTCAAGTGGTACGGATGTGTTTAACAACTTGAATCTTATAGTAGCTACAAAACCGTTCTGTGGAGGAACAGGTGCGACCATTGGCCCAGGACAGCAGTTTGTTTGTTACAGTTCATTTGGAAGCGGTGCGGGACTTGAAGCTGATTTCAATATCCATTACAGAGAATCTGAGTTGAATTAAAAGCCCTGGGGGGAGGCTTAAAAATCCCCCTCTTTTCTACCCCCTACCATTATGTCATTACACAGTGTAGATAATAGACATGGTCTTCTTCCTTGGCTCTACCCGGATCATTTGAGTTTCTTTAGGAGTGAATACGACTCAAAGAAGAGTAATCCAAGTGAGCAAAGTCGTTATCTTGATGAGTATGTAAAAGCAGAAGAAAAAGATGATGTAGCCTATAAAGCACAACAAGATAATATCTTCCAAGCACAAGAAGACCAGAGAATTCTTCCTGAGCACAGATCACAACTACCCAATAGGGAAAAACTAGACTGGAATCCTGAAAAGGAAAAAAATGAAGAGGAAGAAAAGAAGCCAAAGAGGAAGACTAGGAAGAAATCAAATAAGAAGTCTAAATAATTCCCCTCTAAATAATGTCTAGTTATGCCTATTACGCATCCAACGCCAATGCCACAGCACAGCTTGCAGAAACAGGTAACACTCAACTTGCAACATTTGAAGTAGAGAATATAAATACGGACACTGTTGTTTATCTTCAACTGTTTGATGCTGCCGCTACCGGTGATGTTACAGTGGGAACTACAACTCCTATTCAGTCCTATCAGGTACACATAGGAACAGGTGATGGGAATGCAGGAGGAGGATTGGAAAGTGGAGTGAGGGAGAAATACTTCCGTGATCCCTTACGATTCAGTTTAGGACTTGTATGGGCTGTTACGAAAGACAGAGAAGGTAACACTGCACCTACTTCTAACTGCATTGTTAACTTCACTCTCATTTAATGCCCTTTCTAAAACCACTAAGAATTCCTTTAAAGGCAGTTTCAGCAATAGGAATTACTGCCACTCTTTTGGCAGGAGCGGGAGCGGGAGCTAACTGGCTATTTACTAAAGAAACTCCTGATGGAGAGAGTGCTGCAAGGAATGTATTTTGTGAGAAGTCTGCTAGTGGATCGGGAATGTGTCTTAGGGAAACTGGAGCGATAAATGCTAGTGGAGGCGGTATTTTTGGAGCAGCAATCTCTGGTTCTACGTTACACACCTTAACAGGCATAACACTCGGAGATAGTGATGGTGCAGGTTGTTCAACAATTTATGTATTGAATGGTGTTGTAACTGCTGCTACTGACGATTGTCCCTAATAATTCCCCATGACCCCCCCTAATGTCTACTGCCGGAACATTACTGGATTTAGGCCAAGAGAAAGCCAAAATAGACCGAGCAGATATTGGTCTCGCTGGACTTGAGTCAACACACCTACTCCATGTTGTAGATCAGTTAGACAGGAAATATCAGAAAGCATTCCGAAGAGGTGGAGAAGCGAAAAGGGTCATCTATAGCGAAGATGGAGGTACCATACCATCGAAGACCAATCTTGCAGCAGACGTAGCTAAGGATGCTACGAGTCTTTCTGTTGATAGCATTTCAGGTGCGACAAGTGGTGGAGGTGCTGCAAGAATATTTGACCAGAATATGTCAGATATATGGGAGTATACAAATGGATCATCTAAAACTATTACCGGGGTAACTGGTATAAATTTTGCACATGAAGAAGATGACTCCGTACACTGGTTGCAAAAGCTCCCATCAAATTTTGGAGACTTTAGGAGCACTCAGGATTCAGAAGATGGAGTTATGGTTAATGGTTTGCCATACAGATTTATCACGGGTGATCCTGATGCAAGAGAGTTTTCCGTATATGAATCCAGTACAGGAATATATCTTATTTTTCCAAGGGGATTAACAGGTGATTATCATGTTCGATACAACAAAACTGGGACTACTATTGATGAAGAGTCTGATTCTGTGACTGTTCCTATTGAGGATGAGGATTACATTACATTTGGTGTTGCAGAGCATATTCTACTTATAGTAGATGCCAATTTATATTCTGTAAGAATTGCTGATTTCAAAAGACAAAAGGCAACCATATTAAGTAATTCTCTAAAGGAAAGAAACTTAGGCAGAGCACTAAGAATAGTGAAACGAAGACTTCCACGACCTTATTACAATGATCCTTCTCTCTATCGTGCCTAAGAATCCTCTGTCAGCATCGGGATTTATAAAATATAGGGATGATCCCAGAAATGCTTTTGATAAAAAAGGAGGAGTGTTAAGCAGCCCAAGTAAGAATGTACGCTTAACACTTGGGGGAGAGGCTGTAACCAGACCCGGTTATGAGGATACAAGATTTAATCTTGGTGAAGCCGACAAAGACCCGAAAGGTCACTATATGGTGGAATATGATCTGACCTTCTTTGCTGTGGGAACAAAGGTCTATTATGTTTCAGGTAAGTTTGATGTAAACAGCACAAAGATTGATACAGGTATAACTATTACAGATGGAGAAACTGAGAACACACGATTTGAAGAAACCCTTGGTCAAGTGTTAGTGGGGAACAAAACAGATGGATGGACAGTGTTCATGGTATCGAGACTCAATGGTGCAGTATCCTCCGGTGCTTCCTCCATAACAGGAGACATTGATGGAGTTGCAAGAACGGCAGGATTTGTAACTGAACTTTCCATCAGTAATTTCAATGTAAGAATTGAAGGAACAAATGAAGAGGCAAATGGTACAAATGTTGGTGCTGGTACTTACACACTTACTGGGACAGCGTCTAAGGCTTATTCAGATAATGCTATATTCATTATTGTATTTGACACTACTGGTAGATATCCTAAGTGTGAGAAGATTGTCCAGGCAAACCAGAAAGGAGGATGTTTGTACTTTATAGGGGTAGATGCAGATGATAGGGTGTTTTCTTCTGATGTTGTGAGGCATGGTGTTGGTTTTACTGAGTTTTATGGTAACGCAACAGTAGAAAAGATGTTAGACGTAACAGGAGGGGCTTCTGGTGTAGAACTTATGGGTGAAGGTGGAGATATGACGAATATAGTGGCGACAAGAGAATTTATTTATCTCTTCAAACAGAACAGAGTTGGGTACATTATTGTTGCTGATATTGATACCTCCAGTGGAGCAAGACCCATTAACGTATTCGACAGAGTGGATCATGGGTGTCTTAATTCTGATTGTGCTGTTGCAATGGGGAGCGATACGATCCCATTCCTTACATCGAATAAGAGGATAGTTGCCATAAGAGTTACTACAGAAGAAGGTGCAGTGAAGATTTTTCCTGATGAAACATTTGATCAAGATATTAGGAAAACTTTAGAAGCTATGGACGAGAATCAGCCTGATGCAATAATGTTCTATCACACTGGAAGAAGGCTTCTTTACGTTCAAGTGAGCATAGCAAGCGTCCTTACGACACTTGTTTATGACAATAACATCTTCGCATGGCTTCCTCCCGATGACAATAAAGCCTTCTCGAACTATTTTGAGAGAAAAGGAACTCTTTACTCAACAGATTTAGGTGATGACACTATCTATGAGATGGATATAGGAAATATAGATGATGATGTTGATATTGATTGTCAGATGGCAACAGGTGTGTTTGACTTGGGAGTGAGTACGGAATGGAAAGAGATTGAATTGGGAGGAGACCTGACACAAGATACTGTAATTTCCTTTGAAGGAACTGTAGATAAATCAACGCCCAAAGAGAAGTTCATAAATGCTTCTGATTTCGCTTTCACAGGAGGAAGATCATTCAGCGATATAGCCATAGGTCAAATGATTATTGGCAATGGACTTACTGCTGAACAATTAGCCTCCTATGAACCCAAGACATTCGCCATAGCTCCTACGACCTTTGGAAGACGATTCCAACCTGTTCTACGGAGTGCAGGTGCATTTACATGGAGATCATACACAATTTCTGCCACTCCTTTATCTCATTCCATTTCACCAACAGTATGATGAAAAAATTTATCACTATAATCGGCATTGCGTTGATAATTATTCTTATGATGATTGTTAAATCTAAGGAGGCTGAAGCAATCACTAAAACTCCCACTGATTATGCAAATAATATCACCGGAAGATTGAGGCTAAAAATCAGTGCAACAAAAACAGCCAATGTGTCTGTGACTGCTGATACTTACAATACAGCTTCAGGATCATCACCTGTTACATTCCCTACTGGAGAAATGATTCTCCGATTCAGTCGAAGAACAGGAAACAAGAACAGTGTGGAATGTGTGGCTGTAGCGAGTGGAACTACTCAATCTAATGCTACGGTTACTCTGGGAACTCTCACAAGAAATATCTCTTGTGACGAAGGGGATCAGTTTACTTCCAATGGAGATGGATTGGTGTTCCCCGGAGGAACTATCGTTGAATTAACATGGGGAGTCCATCAAGCGGAAAATACTGTCTATAGAGATAATGCAAACGAGTATTCTGCTTCCGGTGCTATAAAGTTCACAGGAAGTGGTTCTTTTGATCTACCAAGAATAGCTTCTGATGCAGCAAGAGATCTTCAATACCCCAATCCTGCTGATGGAAGAAAGTTCTACCATACAGGTGATGATGCGGAGTATACGAGAGTAGCTGGTTCATGGGTACTTACTGCATCAGGTGGAGTAGTAAATGCAGGATATGGCAATGCAGGGAAAGTGGAATTGGCTACACCAACAGAGATATTTAATGGCACCGCTTCTGGGGCAGCTTCTCTTGTTCCGGCGGTAAAAGATATTGTTACTTCCTCATCGGGAGGATCAAACATAGGTCATATCGTAGCACTTAGCGGAGGGGGCATATTTCATGGAAGTGTTCTTGGAAGAAATAATGATGAAACAAGTACAGGAAGTGGAGAATTTCTTAGGAAAGATAATGCTGGTAAATCTGTGTGGACGGAATCTCCTGCTAAAACAGGTTCTGGTGTTAATATTGATATTGATGTTACAAATACTACTGAAATTAGTTTAACAGCCACAACATTTTCTCAGATCAGTGCGAATCTTCAGGCATCCATGACAATAGAATCTGGGGATTTGCTCCATTTCTTATTTACAGGATCATTTCAAGGAAGTGCCACTGCTTGTGCTCTTATTAACTTTGATTTCCAGATCGGGGCAGGTCACATTGGCGGAGCGAATGGAATTGCATCGACATCACCTAATGGTACAACTGCTGATGGCGTAGGTATAACTGTTTCATTCTACCATATAACAACAACGGGTGGGACTGTGAATATGCAACCTCTTTACAGAGTGAATGCGAATACTTGTACTTTGCAATGTGATGCTACTAATGCCTCTTGTAAATTCCAAGTTGTTAAAATACGTTAATGGCTAATTTATCTTTCTTAGGCGAACTTATTGGAAAATCCAAGTTTGGAGCAAAAGGGATTGATGAATCTGAAGCAGCGAGAAAGGCTGTAATACGGGCTAATAATCTTATAGCTTTATTCACTCTGAATCCTGAGCTTGCAAGTGTGAAAGGAAAGGCTGCTGTGAGAGCAGGTCTGGACCCACTTACTGCCGAAGAGAGTGCCCTTGTGAGAGGGTCTAACATAACTCAATTAAGTCAGAGTCAAATAGCGTCCTTCCTTCCGCAAGGCATAACTCTTCAGACCATAGGGCAAATAGAAGCTAACCTTATTGGTGGCAATACAAGAGAATCCAAAGCCAGGGCAGCAAACAGAAGAAGGAATATTCTTGCAGGAAGATCAGACATTGATTTCTTAGAACCTCCTCCCCCTCCTCCTGAACCACTGGAACCTGTTGATATTGAAGGAGAGTTTGGAAAGCTAAGAAGTGTGAAAGGGGGCTTTAGGAAAGGATTAACTGAATTAGATTTCATTGATATTCAACGAGCAAACCCTGATTTGAATGATAAGGAATTGTTAGACCTTGTAGAAGAAGCTAACAGATTACTGGGACAAGTGGAAGGCTTTGCCAGACGAGCACAATTTGATGAAGACCCTCTACAGAAAGCCAGGTTCGCTCAAGCTAGGGATGATGCTAGGGCAATACTCAATGAAATAGGATTTGAGGCTCAGGTAGGAGAAGCTATTGAGATTGGTACTGGATTACAAACTAGAGAACCTGTAAGAGCCAGAGCAGATGTAGGAACTGGCCCTACTGCTGAAGAGGGAAGTGCAGCAGCAGTGAGACAGGCAGAAATACAGTCTAACCGTATTCTTCGTCAGATAGAATCTGGTGAAATCACCCCAGAGCAGGGGGCACAGCAACAATCAGAGTTACAAAGGATACAAAAGAAAAGAGAGGAGGAGGCTGTAGGAATAGACCCAGTTACAGGCATTCGGTTTCCCTTAGAATCAAGAAAAGAACGCAGAGGTGGGCCTGTTACATCTGTTAAAGGAACAGTTCCAAGGGGTGTTCCAGAGGGAACAAAACCAGAAGTAGAAACTGCATTACAAGAATTGGCAAATACTAACCCAGAGGCAGCGGATTCCGTTATGGATTCTCTTGGATTCACTTCTACTCCTGAGCCTGATAACATAGCTGAAAACTCAGCAACTACTGCCGGAATGTCAGGTGCAGCATCCTCTTCACCAGAATCAGCTAAGGATGGTGCTTCCCAGTCTATGATTCAAGGATATGAAGAATATGACAAAGCTATTGAAGATCAGGATAGGATAAAAGAAATTAAAGAAGAGGGGGCAAAAGAAAGAGAAGAGAAGAGAGATGCTTACATAGGTGATTGGAAGGAAAAATATGAGAAGATATTTGATGATTCCAAAGATGTACTTGATAGTGTGAGAGAAAGGAAGGAGAAGCATCTCCTAGAGCAGAAGAAAAATGCCCTTGCACAATTGGCTTGGCAACAGAATGAAACATTAAGAAACGAGAAGAGGAAAAAGAATGAAGCTATTATAAAGAGAGAGCGGGAACTAATACTTGGTGGTGGTGGATGGTCTGGCAACGGACTACGAGAAATAAGGGAGGCTGATGCAGAATGGGATCAGCAAATAACAAACATGGCTATTCAGTTTGGATTCCAGAGATCGGATAAGAGTGACTTCTTTACTGAGAAATATATCAAGATTCAAGAAGATTATGAAATTGCTTCTGAGAAAGCCACTAAGGATTTGCGAACAGAACTACAAAGACTTGAAGGACAGGAAATAACATCTGCCGTTACCAGAGAAAAGGCAGAAGAGGATGCTATGACAGAATATGAGTCTAATGTTTCTAAGATACGTCTGGATAAGGCTGTTGCGATTAGAGAAGATGCAAAGACAATGGCAGTAGATAATAATGCAAAGAGAAAGGCTGAAATCAAAGAAGGGGATGATAAACTTAAGACCAAATCTAGGATTCGTAGTGATATACAACGGGACAAGACAATCACTTCCTCTAATGATGTGGATGGATTCTTTGGTGCACTTTTGGCTTCTAATGAAAGATATTTACAAGTTTTGGATGATATAAAAACTGGAAAAATAAATAAGAAAGAGGGAGAATCTGCCTTGGGTATATCACAAACAGGTGTTGTTGCTGGACTTGCTCGTATTTTTGATCCTGGTTCTGTTGTTAGAAATGAAGAATTTGAAAGGCAGACGAGGGGGCAAGCATGGGTTAATGTAGCAAGAGGATTCTGGCAAAGAATTGAAGCTGGTGGTATCGGATTGTCATCTACTGATGTTGCAGAAATGGTAATAGTTGCAAATCAAGTACATGAATCATGGGAAGAGCGATACCAAGTTCAAATGCAACAATTCATAGGTGATGTAGATGACTGGAATGAAAACCATCCAGAAAATGTAATGGAATATAAAGATGTTCTTCCTATTGATCGCCTTCCATTAGAACAACAGACAGAGGATAAATGGACACAAGATGATACAGAAGGGAATACTGATACACCATCCTCTGAAACTCTTTCATTTGATAATTGGAAATCTTCAGTTGGCTCAGGAAATGTTATCGAGGGAAGCAAATTCCACACAGGACTAGATGAAAGCGCAGTAGATATTGATGGAAAGATTGGTGATCCTATTCCTGCATTTTCCAGTGGTCGTGTTACACAAGTGGATAATAAAGGAGAAGGTGGATTAGGTAAGTTTGTTGTAGTGACAGACAGTCAAGGGTTTAAGAAGTTATACGCTCACTTAGATAGTGTTTCTCTAAAGGTAGGTAATGATATTTCATCAGGAGATAACATAGGAATGATGGGTAATACAGGGAATGTTATTCCTTTGTCTGGTGATGGATCGCATCTTCATTTTAGAGTCACTAGAGACGGAAAACCATTTACCATAGACGAATATTTATCAATTACACAAGTCTAAAATGCCAACCACTCAAGAAATCACTAGGTTCAGGCGAACATCGGGAGACTTGTCAACGATGAATCGTATGTACGATTCTGACCCTGCCTTTCAGGTAAGAGTAGACCGAGTAAGAGGAAAGAATCCAAATATGACTTCTTTTGAGAAAGAAAAGTTTCCAGGATTCATGCTTGATCTTGTTTATGGTAGTAAAGACGGTACTCCAAAGGTTAATAATCAAACTACGGCAGAAATGACTCAGAAAATGGCAAGGAGACAGGATAAGTTAATGGAAAAAGGGAGTGTAGACGAAGATTCCGAACAGCAACCAGAAATTGAGAAGGGTGAAGAGGAGATTAAAGGTGCTTTCGACTTCCTAAGGCCAAAAGACACCATTATGGATTCCCTTTCCGGAATACTGAATCCAGAAGCATCAGTTGAGAGGGCTGTAGGAGCTTTAGGTAGATTAGGGAAAGGAGAACAGGGATTTGGCTCAACAGTATTACAAGCCACAGCAGCAGCATCAGGATCACCATTTGAACAAGCTGCCTCAGCTATAATTCCTGTTGCGAAGGGAACATTCAATCTTTCTACTAGGATAGCAACCTTTATAGGAGGTGCAGACAATGAAGAGTTTAAAGCTAAGTTAGCTCAGGGCTTACAGACTGCTATTCAGGATGATCCTGTTATTGGAAAGGCAATCCGTTCCGCCGTATCTATTGCAGAAAGAATAGAAGAGATAGAAGACCCAGTAGTAAGAGAAAACATTAAATCTATTGCTGAACTTGTATTTCTCCTCCCTGCTGAAAGAGCAATAGAACCATTTGCAAGAGAGGCGGTTAGTCTAATGAGACAGACAGTGGCAAGGGGAGCAAGAAGTCAGGTAGATGATGCTGTAAGAAAAGTAGTACAGGCTAAGAAACCAAGAGAAGTGTCTGCTGCCAGAGATGCCCTTGCGGAACTTGATACTAGAGGTGTGGAAACATATAAAGATTTGGCCAATGCTATTGAAGACAAAACTTCTGTTCTTATTAGTAAACAGAATGAATTACTAGGAGAAACAGCCAAAGAATTACACAGTGTTGAATCTTTGCAGAAGGCTACTAAGGTTGGAAATAAAACTGTGAAGACAGATTTCATTACAAAAGCTCTTGATGATCTGGAAGAATTATATGCAAAGACTAGTGATCCTGAAAACTATACAAGAATATTGGAAGCAAAAAGGATATTAGAAACGAGAGGTATATCAGGTAAAGAGGTGAATGATCTTGCTAGGGAATATGGAAGGGAATTTGGTAACAAGGCTTTCACAAGTCAGGATGTACCAAGGACAAGTGTAAACTCTGTCTCATTTGAGAATACTAGAGGAGGATTAAAAGAAACATCTAGGGGTCTTATGAAAGACGATGCAGTAAAACTCCTTGATGAAGAAATATCTAATCTTATAACCACCGAGAGGCTTGTGAAAAAGATGGTAGAAAGTGTAGATCAACTCAATGCAAAAGTGGTTCCCAGAGGAGTTACTGAGACAATAGGAAGAGGAATTGGGAAAGTTGTTTCAGGTGCTTTTGACACATTTACATTAGGACTTGGGAGAGGAATAATTTCATCTATCAGGCCAAGTAATCTTGGATTAAAGACTATGAATTCTCTTGGAATTCAGAAGGCACTAAAAAAGAATCTGAAACAGGCTAAAAAACTTCTTGACCAAGCAGGAACCATTCCCAAGAAACAATTTGATAAAGAGATAACTAAATTCTTTGATGATGTTATTGAAGAAACTACCACTCCACAGGATTTGCCCATCCCAACGCCAGCAACAGAATGATTAAGATTATCCATCCCATATCGCCATTATATCCTTCCCCCCCTCATTATGCCAGCAGGTCGCGGATACCTAAAAAAGGCCAGAAAAAGAACTAAGAGGCCAAGAATGAGCCGTCGTAGAAGTTCTCGTAAGAAACGTTAATTATGAATACATCTCGTCCCAAAAACGGCAGTATAAGCTCCAATAAGGTTGTATGGTTCATGATCACAGCACTCCTTGGTGTGAGTATGTGGTTTGCAGGTCGTCTAGCTACGAACATACGCTATGAATTAAATACCACTACTGCTACCGCTGCCGAAAACAAAACAACAAATGCCAAGCAAGATGTAGAGATAAAAGGTGTTCACAGTTATCTCAAAAGAATAGAAAAGAACCAGGACAAGATGAGTGATACCCTAGAAACTATTCTTACTCGTACTTTCCCTAGAAGATGAAGCCTTCTTATTTACATAACTGGCAAGAAAGTTCCATTTGTCCTTCTCTTTACAGAAACAACATGATGTCTTGCATGACAGGCATTACAGAGGGTTTCAAGGTTCTCCATAACATTATTTGTCTTATCCTCGTCTTTATGATGAATATCAGACTGATATGGTTCAGAAACATCCTTATTACATCTTACACATTTGTACGAATCTCTCTCCATAACATCTTCACGAAGACCACCAAATCGGTTCTTATTGTTAAGTTTAATCTGATTGATCCTAACCCATTCTCGGCATTTTTCAAGGTTCTTCATTCTAAATTTCTGACTAGATTTGTTACATCTTTCCTTATTTTTCTTTTGCCATTCACTTACATATTTTTTCGCTTTGGGAGTTTGTTGATAACAGAGGGAACACAATCCTTTGGAAGCATGTTTCTTCTTAGAAGATTTGCATTTGATGCAGCAACTATTTTTCTTAGACCATTTGATCTCCTGATAGAAAAATTTCTCAGAACGACTGAATATTTGATAATGACGCCTACAAAAGCCTCTGGCCTTATGTGGAAGATTGCAATGCTGACACTTTCTATTCATGAAGAAAGTATACATTATTTCTCTTTCTCAACCATTGACAATGCTTAAGAATTGGATTGTGATTCATCATAGTGGAATCCTAAGAGATAGTTCTCAATTTGATATTATTAACCAATATCACAAGAGGAGAGGATTTCCTCAGAGTAGACTTGGCTACTTTGGAGGGTATCACTACCTTATTGACAATGATGAGGAAATAAAGCGTTATCGTAATGATGATGAAATAGGTGCTCATGCCCGTCAGAGGCTTATGAACTTCCGTAGCATAGGGATATGTATATCTGGTGATTTCTCCTCTCAGAAGCCAACAGAATGGCAAATTTTAACCCTTCAGAAGCTCGTTAGGAGCCTACAACTCAAACATGGAATTCCTATGAAGAATGTTCTTCTGCACAATCAGCTTAGAGCAACAGCTTGCCCTGGCATAGATTGGAAACAATATCTAAAATTAAGGGTTCCTGTCGTCCGAGAAACGAAGGGAGCCAAACGAATAAAAGAGAACGTTCTCCGTCGCCTTAAACGACGTATGAAATATTTTACTTCCTAATTTCTTACCCCTTTTTATTATGAACACATTAGACGTCACTGCCTTTGGATCGCTCGTTTTTGCCCTGACGCAAGTTGTGAAAACTGAGTTCAACAGACGAGGAATTGATCTGAAAGAATGGTCAGCAGTGCTTTCCTTTGTCTTTGGTGGTATTGGTGTATATCTCATGAATCATCAACCACAAGCCTGGGATGCAATTGCGCCAATACTTCTTATGTTCGCTGCCCCTGGTGGTGTTTCCTTTGTCAAAGAACTTAAGAGAGGCAAAAGAATCACTACTCCCGAAGGTTGATTCTATCTTCTTATAAATGTTTCTAAATGAGTCCATTTTATGCCCCCCGCTCCATTCGATCATTGCCACCTACAACAGTGGCAAACATCATCACGATTGCGAAAGCTGGGATCATAGGACTAACTGTAGCACTGGGGGTGAACTTCTTCTCTCAGATCACCCCTAGCAGAACTGTGGTGGCTAACCGTTTGTTAGCCATAGAACATGCAACAGGATCATTTCAAGATGTGGCTGGAGTAATGCAGAGTAGTCACATTTATTCAAAGAGTGGTGGACTAATAGCGGGGCCGCTTGAAAACCCCTTCTTTGAATTCTCAGCTACAGGTTCTTTGGGTACTATGAACAGAGTGCGATATACTTGGCCTTCTGCTGATGGCTCAGCAAATCAAAGGCTTACAACTGATGGTTCAGCAGGTTTATCATGGGCAACTGTGAGTGGAGGAGGAGGAGGAGGAGGAGGAGGAGGAGGAACTTTAACTGGATCAGGAAATGTAGATACATTTGCTTATTACACTGCTGCTCAAACTCTATCAGGAACCCATATAACCAGAGTGAATGACCAGACTCTTTCAGGAGGATACCTTCATGCTGATACGAAATTATCCTCTTCGGGAGAATTAGTTGTTGTAGGACAGGCAAATTTCTTTGATGAAATTGAGCAAACATTTTTAGCAGTAAAGAATCTTGCCCATGCTACCGATTTGGATGTGGATGCTGCTGGTTTTGGTGGAGTAGTGGGATTGAGGATTGACTACGATTCAGGAACACAAGCTACATCTGAATTAAATGCTTTACTGGATTTATCTCTTAACCGTTTTGATACGACAGGTGGTGATACTTCCTTGATAAACTGCTCAGCAACAGAAGGATCGGCAGATGCGCATTGTATGGTAGTTAATTCAGAGATTGAAGTTATTTTACAACATGTTGGTGCGTTTGGGGATATGGATACTGCTACTGCAACAGGTACTACAAATATGCTTGCAGCCTTCATTTCTACTACTACCGATAGGGCAATCTTCCCAAATGATAACGATACAATAGAAATTGCAGACGCTGCACAGTTTGACCAGATTCAGTTTGCTCTTGATACAGAAGCTAGTAATCCCGGTATTAAACCAACATTTGAATACTCAACAGGTGTGGCAACATGGGAGACATTTGCACCTATTGATGGAACAGAAGGAATGCGAGCCTCTGGACTAATCTCATTCGAGGCAGATACCCTTTCTCCTGCATGGACAACCGGAACAGGATCAGAATTCTACATAAGAATCGCCCGTACACAAAATAATTTGAATACAACTCCCATTGAGAATTTAGTACAGATTGTTACTGGCCATGTTGATTTCACGTGGGATCAAACCGGAAATGTCTATGTCAATGAATTTTCAGGATCAAAATTAAACATCAGTGGTGCAATGTCCGGGTTCAATATTCATGCCCAAGATTCTCTCACTTCCTCTGGCACTCTTTCTGTGGAAGGAACCACTCGTTTTCAGAGTGCGACTGACGCTACAGATTTCTTCCAGATAAATGACACTGATGGAGGAACAACTATCTTCAATGTGGATACGACGAATGAGCGGGTAGGAATCGGGACAGCGAGTCCAGACGCATCTCTTGAAATCGCATTGGATGCAAATACGCCGCCAACTATAGACGCAGATACAGCAGCAATATTTACACAAGCCAGTGTGACAGGGGATAACGTAAATATATCTCTGGTTGCTGGGGCAACAGGGAATGCTCGTCTACAATTTGGTGATACTGCTGACGAAAACGCCGGAATAATAGATTACGACCACAATTCAAATAGCATGGCCTTTACAACGAACGCCAGTGAGGTCGTGAGGATAGATTCTTCTGGTGATGTTGGTATTGGCTCGATTGCTCCTGCTGCGCACCTTCATATAGCAAAAACTGGGGTTCCAACCATTAGGCTATCAGACACGGGTGCTGGAACAGATCAGGCCGTAGCTACTCTGATGGAATTTTACCGTGGAGAGACTACGAATAGAGTTGGCTTTTTAGGTATGGGTAGTGCTAGTAATGATGTTTTGATTATTGGCACTGACTATTCTGCCGGAGAAATCAGGTTTTCTACTAGTAGCAACTCAGTTGCTGTGACGATTGATTCTTCACAGAACGTTGGCATCGGTACCACCTCCCCCATCTCCGAACTCGAAGTCATTGGTTCCATCTCCGGTGCCAAGCTCTTCATCTCTACCTCCTTCAGTGGTGCAGGACTCACATCCTGCAGCGCAGCGGGAGATACCTTGAACTGGAACTCAACAACGGAATTATTTGAATGCGGAACAGATGCAGATAGTGGTGGTGGTGGAGACTTTGGAACAGGAAACACAATAACAATAGGAGATTCAAGATACGTAAATCTTTCAGGAGATACTATGACAGGAAATCTAGTCTTACAAAGTTCTACTCTCACAGCAACAGGTGGAGTATTCACAGGAACATTAAGTGCAAGTGGTGCAGTATTCTTTGAGGATACATTAGACGTAGGAGGAACAGCAGCCCTGCAAGGAGTAACAGTAGCTCTTACTCTTGCCGTAACAGGGCGAGCAACATTTGATGATGATGTGGACGTACAAGGAGCACTTTCAGGATGGCATTTATTCTCAGGAACTCAAAGTGGCTCAGGACTTACAGATTGCAATGGAGCCAATGTAAACAGACAGCAATGGGATTCAACAACAGAAAAATGGTCATGTGATACTGATGCCATTAGCCTCACGGCAGATGTCACAGGGACTCTTCCTATTGCAAATGGAGGAACAAATCAAACCTCTGCTGCTGTTGCCGGAGCTGTTGTTTATTCAACCAGTTCTGCAATGGCATTTACTTCTGCTGGAAACTCTGGCCAAGTTCTCATCTCTCAAGGAACAAGTGCCCCTATATTTAGCTCAGGTGCTCTCCGTACAGGCTTTGGATGGTTTAGTATTGGTCTAACAGATGCAGGTGTTGTAACAGGATCAGGAAGCACAAGTCCTGTACCCCTTCCTTTCCGTTTCCATGTAGAAGATATATTATTAGATATCAATAATGCTCCAGGAGGGCAGTCTCTGATTGTAGATATCCTAGAAGACGGTACAAGTATTACATCAACTAATGCAGAAATTGACGCACTAGGAAATCAAGACGACAATAATCATGTAATATCTGATCGTTCATTAGCCGTAGGCGCAAGGATGACTATAGATATTACCCAAGTAGGGACAGATGCTGCGGGGCACGGCACCGGGCTCACCGTCTTACTCCGCGGATGGAAATATCCATAATGATTTATGAAGTTGAATTTCAAACATTGGCAGCGATGGATAATGGGTCTTCTTATAGGAACAGCTTTTGCACAGGTCGTTCTTCCCGAACAAGCAAACTTCAAACATACCGAAGGTGTACTTATTGTTGCTCAAGGAAAAAAAAGAGAATTCAAAGGATTGGAAATCATTGGTGGCACACTGACTAACAGAGGAGAAATGACAGTTACAAAAAAGTTCTATTGGGGAAGTGGTGCTATATTTGAAAACAGGGGAACCTTGATCTTGGAAGGAGATGTGACAATCCATGTGGATATGAAACCTAAATTCTTTGTTATACCAGCAATCTATGGCCCAAGATATACTTCAACTGGTGTAGTCCTTTTTGGAACTGGGGAAGTAATAACAGCCACAGGGTCAAGAACCGAATGGTTTACTCCTTCTATTGGTAACCTCATTCTTAAATGAGATTCTTTAAGTTACTTATTATCGGCTCAATATCTTCTCTGCTCTTCGCAGCAGCAGCGAACGCTGCTGATGTGACGCAAACTTCCAACTTGACTGTTGATACTCTTGAGATTGGAACAGGGAGTGTACATAAGACTGATGGTTTTGATTTGACAGCAAGAGGTTCATCTACGGGAGGAACTATTATTTATGGTGTTCTCAATGCCAGACAATCATCACCTGCAAGTTCGTCTTCTGGCCCCCTTAATCCAAGTACAACAAGTACAGATTCAAGCGTAGGAACAGTGGACTGGCTGAATGCGGGTAACATCACCTCCAGTGATGATTCTTATGCCACTACCGATGGAGGACTCTCAATGGGCGCAACGAGTTACTACCTCACAGCGACTAACTTCGGATTTTCAATACCCACAGGAGCTGTTATTGATGGGATTATCGTGGAATGGGAGAAGGGGTCTGATGCCAATGACATTGATGATAATGCAATACGAATAATCAAAGGAGATACAATCGGCTCCACAGATAAGTCTGTAACGACCAACTGGCCTACCACAGATGCCTACACAAGTTACGGAAGCAGCACAGACCTATGGGGAGAAACATGGACGGTATCGGATATAAATGCCAGTGGATTCGGAGCAGCACTCTCTGCCATTCACCCACAAGATTTTCTGCCCGGTGGTGTTCCTCGTATAGATCACGTAAGGATTACTGTTCATTACAGGGAGAATAAATCATCAACAATCTTCACTCAAGTCCACGAATCTTTTGAGACATCAGGAAGTGGTGCTGTGTACATAACGGGAACCGGAGTTCTTCTTTTAACAGGAACTGGATCAGATGTTGGTGCTCCTTTTGATCTGGTAATTTTATCAGGAGCTGTTGTAGACCTTATTGTAGATAACGGTCTCAAAGGATATTGGAAGTTTGACGAAGGAGATGGAGAAATAGCTTTTGACAGTAGTAGGTTTGGGAATAATGGGACGTTGCAGGGTGGACAGAGTGAAACTGGTTGGTCAACAGATACAGGAACAGGTGGTGGAATAAACTTTCATGATCCTTTTTCATTAGAGTTTGATGGAAACGATGATGATGTACAAATAACAGGTTCCACAGGATTGAATATAACTTCAGATTTAACAATATCAATGTGGATAAAAGCATCTTCAACAGCACAGCATGTAATGTTGGGATTTTATGATGGGGTAACTCCATTTGAGGGTTATGGTGTAGGAATAAATATTACAACAACAGGAAAGGCTGCATTTTGGAGCGGCTCGGAACAAGCATGGACAGAACCAACTTCAAATACTTACAATAACGGTAACTGGCGCCATGTGGGTGTTACATTAGACGGAACAACATTATCTTGGTATCTTGATGGTGTTGCTGATGGATCTTCAACGATAGCAGTCCCAGACAATTATACAGGAAACAGAAATATAGGACGTTCTCAGGAGCCATCCCCACTTGTTTTCTTGGGAAATATAGATGATGTTAGAGTCTATGATAGAGCTTTATCATCAGATGAAATAAGAACTCTTTCCAATGGTTTCCAATACACAGGATCAGGATATTATCTAGTCGGGAGTAACTTGGAAGTAAACGGAGATGTTGGTATCTATGCAGGAACGTTAGACATGGGAACATCGAACTCAAAACATCCAGATGAAACTGTTTCAGGAAGTATAATAGAAATTGGTAGATCATTCATCAACCATGCAGGATTTGTAACAGGGTCAGGTGGCATAGGTTTTGCGCCATCAAACAGTGAAGTGGATACTATCAATGTTCATTCCAATAAGATAAGAGGATCAAGTCACTTCCAGAGCTTTCAAAAGGTAGGATCAACAGGAACAGGAGAGTTTTATACAGTTCAGAGTCTAGGAATTTCAAATGCAACTCGAACACCTACAAATGTAGTAACATTGGTTGTAGATAGATCAGGTGAAGTTGGAACAAAAGATTTCATAGTGATAGGTTCATGGTCTATTGGTAATGAAGACGTGTCTGTGGCTAACTCTTCTGGAGCACTTATTGTTGATAATGTTGCACAAAATGATGCTGATTTAATAGAGTATGAGGCTGATAATGAAATACGAAACGAAATGGTTATGTCTCAAGTTTCACTTACAGCAGCTTCTCACACAATAAAAATAAGTCTTCAAGGAAGTAGCAACACATCAACAGATGAGGCAATCATGCAATCGGCAAGTTTGATAGTTTGGGAAAAACCACCTTGGTTATCCTATGCAGAAAGTCTTGGAGAGACTGATGATAATGATGCAGACAGTACATTTGAAACATCAAAAGTTACAGTAACTTATGATGCTTTCTCAGAAGATGTCCTAATTGTTGGATCTATGGATATAAACTGGGCCGATGCTTCGGCACCTGGGGCTGTTAGATTAGTAGATGAAGGTGGATCAGAAATCATGCGACATGAACCATTTAGTTGGGATGTTTTAACAGACAATGATAATGAATATCATCCTATTTCCATGATAGCTCTTTTGGAGAATCAAAACGGGAGAGATTTAACAGCAGGTATTCAAACAAAAGATAATGGTACTGGGGATCATACAAGAATAAAGAATGCCAGACTATTCGCACTTCCCCTCTCTTCATTCAATGGATCACAAGTTACTAACTCAGATCAAGTTACAACATCTTCCTCGTATGCAGATTTACTTACTCACCCAGCGAAAGCAACTGGTAGTTATATTGTATTCTTTGGCTCTCAGTTAGGATCATCCTCAGTTGTCAATTCAGACTTACAAATAAAATCTCCATCATTAGATACCTACGAAATTGATACAACTGGCAGTACTACATGTAGAGAATATGATGGTAGTGATAATGGTTCTACCCCCTGTGCTATGGCCAGGACGTGGGGTGGTACTGGGTCTGGAGGTACAGCATGGGAAATGGAATATAAGACTGCAAGTGCTATAAATTATAATGCAGACAGAAACTCCATTGTAGTAATTGATCCGAATGCAGGAAGAAACTCTTTGACTATTGATAATACTTCTAAACAGCAGTTTTCTGGTTCTGTTATTCTTTATGGAGAAACTGATAACAACTCAACAATAAGATCATCTTCTGGTGGATCACAAGTACTATTCAATGGAACAGGAACGTATGTCCTAGATTTTCTCAATGTTAATGACAATGATGCTTCCCAAGGAAAGAACTTCAATGAATGTCCCCAGGGTAATTGTGTATTTACAAATACATCAGGTTGGGACAGTACAATAATAACAAGTGGCACAGACTTCACCCTCATCTTTGAGGATACGTTTACAAGGTCTTCTACAGCTAATCTTGAAAATCACACACCTGTTTCAACTGGTGATAGCTGGACTGCTGTTGTTGAAAATGGATGCTCTGGAGATTGTCTTAAGATAATATCTTTCAATGATTATGTGAGATGTGATGAAGCAGGGAGTAGAGATGGAGCAGTATACACAGCAGATGTAACTTATGCTTCTGCTGATTATGTGGTAGAAGCGTTAATGGTTAATGTAGACACAAACGATGATTATACTTGGATGGCTGCAAGAATACAAGATGCAAGCAATATGTATGCAGTTAGAATTCTTGAAGGAGAAGGAATTTTGTTCAAAAGGGTAGCAGGGACATGGTCATCTATTGGATCAAATATCATAGATGAAAGGATCGAAAGGGGTGTAACAATTTATATCCGTGTTGTGGGTGACACAATAAGTTGGGGAATTGGAAGGCTATCCGTCAATACAGGTGAAGAATTGGACTCTGTAACAGATACCTCTCATTCCGATGCAGGAAAGGCTGGCTTTGGTATGGGAGATGTTGGAGAAAATTCTGATGACGATTGCTCTGGGCAAAAGATAGATAACTTCCGTGTATACACTACAGTAGTGGCAGCAGCGGCAGCAGCGGCTCCGCCAAGTGGGATTCCTAGCTTCTTTCAGATAATGTGGATTCCAACCTGGATGCGTTTGCTAATCTGGAGCTAGAAATTCAACCTAGCAAACTCTCCAAAGAAAATCTGTGCAGCAATGTCATATTGTTCAGCTGCTTCTTGTTCTGATTTGAAATATCCAAGATGATAACTTTTCTTAAAATATCTTATTCCACATTGCCATTTCTTGTCTCTTTTATGCCAAGCGACACCTTTATATCTTGATGATGCCCCTTCTTGTTTTCTTCTATTCATACTATTCTGGTTTGGCATACATAAACGAATGTTTGATCTTTGATTGTTCAATCCGTTGCTATCACGATGATCTACGACCTGGTTGTTTGGTGATTGTAGAATCTCTCTATGCATAAAAATCATCCGAGTTTTATTTTTCCGATTTAGCGTTCGACCTGCATACCATAGATTAGAATATTTAACAGCATACCATTTCCATTGATTTAACCATTCATAGTCTTCGTCATCGACCATTGCGAATTTTCCCTGTGTTAGTGGTATAGTCCTCATGGTTACTGATCGTAACCAGCCTAACTCATTGTGCTGAGAAGCACAAGGGTTAGGTTTGATTAAAGAAACCAATAGCAAGTTCCTGCTGTAGGACAAGAACATACTGTAATCATAAGAACTATCAGTAGAATACAGGTCAAGATGAAGAGTCGGGTTAAATCTTTAACGATAGTAATGAGAGAAAGAATCAAGAAAAATATCATCAATCTTGTCAGGTATGTATTGTACAGCATTTAACCAATGTTTTGTTTGCCTTAGCAACGCCCCATGTCTTCTGTGTATTATTCCAGAACTATGACAAGAGCGGCAGAGGGGACTCAAGTTGTAAAGACTGGACATTATATCTCTTCCATGCCCCTTGGGAGGACGCCTTTTCAGAGTGTGGTTTAAGTCTTCTGCCTTCTTGATTCCGCATTGTAGACACATAGGATTTTCTCCCCAACACTGTCGAGCCAATTCCCTATCGAATGATGCAGGATCGTTTTTCATAGAATATTCTTGTAAGTTCTTCGATAAATAATACAACCAATAGTTTGGTATGTGATTTTGAATTTTCTCGCAAGATACGCCATTGTTTGACCTAAATTGTATTGCTCTCGTATATAACGAATCTGATCATCAGTAAGTAATCTTTTCTTTTTGTAATGGCCAACCTTTGCCAAACGACCATCTTTGAGCATATGACATCTTCTGCATAACCATTCCCAATCAGATAAATCTCTTCTGTATTCTTGGTTTATATTAGCGAGATCGTAAGCAGGTTTTATTTTGCAATACTGACATTTAGAAGTCTTTGGTAATTTCCGTTTTATCCATCCATGAAGACTGGCATATCCAACATTGTCACCTTTCCAAAAAGGATGATTTTCCCCTGTAGGCCTTGATCGAGTAACATCACCATGTTTTTTAACTCGACGATAATGTTTATCACAATAACCTTTACATAGGCTATATCTTTCACATTCTTCAACAGAACAAAGTCTCCTTTCTCGTATGGGTAAAACAACTGATCCATGTGCTTTCATTCTATAAAGGTGCATGGGGCAAAATCCACGACATTGATGTATCCCATTACACCCCTCGACATCACATAGCCTTTGCTGTTTACTGTGTACGTTCGATTTCATCATTGAACAGGATAGCAGTTGCCTAGCAATAGTGCAACTGTTATTCATGTCCAGCAGGAGGAATAGAAATATTTAAAGTTCCGGCAAAGGCTATTACCTGTTCTATGTAATCATTGAAACCTTTTATGGTTAGGATTGTAGTAGTCTTCTCCACCATTCTCTCCAAACCATTTATTACTACGAACTCTCTTGGTAAAAGTTTGTCCTTCATCTCTTCATGTACCTCTTCTACAGTATGTCCTACATCATCCGCAATGTATTTATACACAACGCCCCACAGATAATTATTTTGCCTATTCGTTCTATCCCTCTTAGGTTTATCTATCTCTATCCTTACTTCTTGTCCTTCCAGCTTCTTATAGGTTTGGTCTATGGTTCTTTGTTGTTGAGGGGTTAGTTGGGGTTTGCCGTCTTTTACTTGAGAAATTATGACAGTCATAAAAGTTTTGGTGGAAGAAAAGAACGATCAAGACCATGATTACATAATCCTCTAATAATTAGCTTATCGATGTTTCCCTCACAATTATTGCAGTAATCCTGAATTTTTTTAAGTGCATTGTGAGCACTGCTATGTCTCTCTTCTTTCTCAAAATGTTCAAATATACAATCCCTATGAAACCATCCTCCACAACCTGTACATCGGTATGCTTCTTCAATTGGGAGTTTCTTCTTACAACATCCCTTGAAATATAATCCTATGTTTCCTTTTGGGTTTGCATCTCCACAAATGACTTCATGTTTATCCATATCAGAAGGGGGAATGGTGGCAGGGGGGCTACTTTTTATTATCTTGAATTTCATGAATAGTTTTCCAGATATGATTTATGTCATTTGTCATTCCATCAATATGATCCTGAAACTCTACATAGTCCCTCTTAGCAATTAGTTTCCCAAGTTCACGGAATATCTCATGCCATGTATAAACTCTCATTTTATCTTCACTATACTGCTTATACTTCTTAGGAGCATTCAATGCCTTACTGAATTCTTCTCGTAATGTTTCATCATTTTCTTTAAGGAAGCTCTTTTGTCCTTCCAGTATCGCAATCTGTGCAATAAGTTCATCCTTAGTTTTCATAATAAAAAGGGGGAAAGAAATTACTTCTTGGCTTGGTTATTCTTTTCTTGAAGGCGGCGACAAATCTGTGGGGCTATACGTAGGATTTCTTTCAGATACAAACTTCAAAAAGAGGAGTTTGTCTTTCACAATAACATCCATTAAATCTTCATAGTTTCTATGTTCTGGGTAATTGTCTACCAAGATACTAGCAGAATAAGTTATGTTGAGTTCACCTTCGATTGATACCTGGACACTCATAATCTTCTAGGGACAAGAGCTTCATCTATGTTCGCAGTAAATTCACACTTAGGCCAATCACAACCGAAGAAATGACCATACTGCCCCATCTTCTCCAATGTTCGCTTGGAACATCGTGGACAGATGGGACAGCGCTCTGGTGGATATATCCGATCTAGCATCAGAAAGGAAGGTCGGCAGCAGAAATACTAGGTTGAGGAAGCGGTGGTAGTCCTTCATCTTTTGACAATGGATCAGTATTCAATGATGCAAATTCTGCTTGTGTACGAAGAACTACAAACTTATCAGCCTCATCAAATAATTTAAGATTAGCTTTCAGGTTCTTATTCTCTCCTGCATTTTCAAATGTCATAAGGTAATAATCTTCTCCTTCTACTTTTAGTGATCCGAGCTTACAATTTACCTCTAGGAATGCTTGACGGAATCCATCATCTGTAGTTTCCAGTGATTCCTCAAACTTAAGAAATGAACCTGCTTGTGGCTCTTTATAGTCACCATGTTTCTCTCCTGATGGAATGCCAGTGATAGATGCGTTAGAAACAAAGGAACGATAGATACTATTTTCATATGATACATAAAATACATTCTTGAACTTGAGTTCACTTTTGCCTTTCTTATCTGTGAAGTTTTCTACTTTGTACTTTTTGAAGTCAGGATATGATCCTGAGAATTGTAAATATTGTTGTTCTATTGTGTTGTTGATGAGATAGACCATAGCCTTGAAGTCTGAAAACTCATTAGTCCAATAGAAAGGTTTGTTTTCTGTCTCTGAATACATGGCATATGTGTAAAGTCTCAGAAGGAGGATTACTTCGGGATTAGTACCAATACTTTTCCGTACTTTTTGATACTCGTTATTATCGTCTTTTTCCTGAGTCTCGATGTAATACTCGCCATATTCCATTCCTTCAATTTCTCCTTTATGGTTTATCATCTTAATAGATGGAGGAAGAGGAATACGAGCAGTTCCGGTTTTGGAACGAGCCAGTTTAAGTAAAGACTGTTCAGCCTGTGTTGTGAGAGCAGTTTCGCTCATGTTAAAAAGGGGGAGAATTAAGAAATATAAGAGAGTGGAAAATTAAGAAATCCAAATTTGCCATGATATTTTATAGATGCTTTGTCATATGCTTTTGCTGCTTCTTCTTCATTATCAAAATATCCAATATAATAACTTTTCCCTTCGCAAAAAATATTCACAATACACTTTCCACTTTGTCGTATATAAACTCCTTTATATTTTGATGTTCCTTTAGTTTTCCTAGCATTCCTGGAATTCTGAGATGGTGTACACAATCTTAAATTGGATTTTCGGTTATCCAGAGCATCATGGTTTATATGATCTACTTGTTTTCCCTTTTTTGCTTTCATTATTTCTCTCGACATACAAATACCTTTTGATTTTCCAGAACCAAGGTATTCTGATCTTATTGCGAAGCATCGTTTTCCATTCCTTCCACCTTTATTTGCACACCATTTCCATTGAACAAGCCACTCATAATCTTCGTCATCTACAAGTGCTCTTTTTCCCTGTGTTAATGGAATATATTTAGACATTAGAAAAGTAAGAATGATTATCAAGAAATACTTTGAACTGTTCATAGATTTCACCGGGTGTACCTGAGTTTCCGAATCTACCTAGAGCTTCTCGACCTTCTTTAGTATTAAGGTCTGAGTTCATTAGTTCATAGAAGGCGAGTTCTTTCATTTCGATAGGGGGAAATGTCTACCACTTGGCAATTTCTTAAGATGACCTTCTCTAACTAGAATTCTTACTTGCTTATAAGCACTAGTATTAGATTTCCATTCAAACTTATCTGCAATGATTCTAAGCCCTGGTGGTTCACTGTGGAGTTCCGTGTATTTCTTAATAAACTCCAGTACAGACTTGTTAAGATCGGTCATAGGTTCATAGTAGAGTAAGTAGTTTCACGGTACAAGTGTTTACTCTTGCACCCCTATGAAAGAAGTGTCCTTATACTCCTACGACTTCCCCTAAGCAGGAAGAGAAGCCGCAGAAAGGAGCTAGTACAAATCATCGAATACAATTTGGTTATCTTTCATATCACACTCCTGGTATTCAAAAGCTATAAGCTTTGGATTCCAGAACCAACACTCCAATTTCAGGGCATCCTGGAGAGGCTTCATTTTATCATCCCACTTGATCCACTCATTTTCTGAGGCATTTATTTTGATTTGGAGTGGTTCCATTTGGCTGAGAAGTTCTACAGATTTCCTATCAGCCTTTTCTCTATTGTTATAGTAGATCGTATGAGTACGCTTATCTTTTTCAACTTGGTTTGGAAGTATAGACCAGAAGAGAAAAATGGTAGCTCCAATAATAAAAGCCAAGCCGATGCTGTAGTTTAGATACTTCATGTTAAATAATAGTGATGAAATGAGCTAAAAACATAGTAATCATAATTGCCAGAACTAGATATGAACATAGTGTTCCAATTATATTATTCATGTGTATATTTGGTAAGAATTAAATAACTGTCACAATCAGACTGCCCCAAGGAGCTACAAGTAGCCCTAAGATGAAGCCAAGCCCAATTGAGACTGTCCAAAGCATTGACTTAGCGAATAATCGCATAGGATAGGTGGGAAAGAAATAAAATTTGTGTTTGTGCTAGCTCAACATCCAAAGCTCCAGCACTGAGTGTAGTATAGCTTACATTGGAGAAATTATCAATCATCAAATTAAGGGCTGCTTCGTATGGACAAAAGGAGGAGCGTCCAGTGTCGAAGGTAACTCTACTGCTACGGTCTCCAAAACCGTAGCACCCGCCCTCTAAATACTAGTTCTGGACGTTCCTCTTTCTGTCTCATTATATCGTATTTCCACATTTCGTGGTAGTCTTTGCTGTATGAGCAAGAAGAAGGCTATACAGGCCACTGATAGGCGCCGATTTGACGCTCTACTCTTGCGGGCATGTAAGCCACGCGATCAAGCAGAAGGTCAAACATCGGCACCTGAGAGAGGCGATGATTGTAGCGAAACTGAAACTCGGAAACGTAAAGGTGCAAGTACCGAGGACTGACCACATGGTAAGTGCCATCCACTGATCTCTTAAATTGTCCCCAGAAATTTTCTATGGTATTCGTATGGGTGCCATCGGACTTCGCATATTCTCCTGCTGAATGATTCACGGTTGCATGATCGTATTCCATGACTCTTGCGATTTTCTTGTAGCTCTTCAGTTCATCCGTAATGAGCTTTGTTCCTTTCGCTACGGTGTCATTGAAGTGCGGGAGTAGTGTTGCTGCCTTCACGTCTTTTACTACAGTTGCCTGCACACGCTTATTGCTGCGCTGCAAAGTTCCGAACACTACAGTTTTACCCGCAGCACCACGGCCACGCTTTCCCTTTCTCCTTCCTCCTACCATCGTTTCATCGGCTTCCACTTCGCCAGACATAAACTCGGGAAGTTCCTGCATCATTTCTTTGATCTTGCGCTGCATCCTCCATGCAGTTTTCAACGTAACCCCGAGGTGTCGTTGGAGTTCTCTTGAAGCAACTCCATTCTTTGATGTGGACATGAGGAAGATGGCGAAGTACCAGTCATGCAAAGAGGTTCTTGATCTCTCGAAGATAGTCCCTTTTTGTGGATACAAGTGTGTCGCTCCACAGGAGCATGTGTAGCAAGCTCTTCCTTTGTGTCTGTAGAACTGTCCTACCTTTCCGCAGTGTTCACACTTGGGGTGTGGGAACTGCTGATGAAAGAGGAAGTCCAGACAAGCATCATCATCGGGGAATCTCTTATTGAACTGCTTGATGGTAACGAGGGGCTGTTTCATGGCTAGGAGGGGAAATATGACACCATCCTAGCGGTTCATCTTACTAGTGTCAAGGGGTACGTTCCGTTCTTTAATATAGGTACAACCAGTAATGGAAGTTTCGTACTTTTCATAGTGATCCATGTCTATGAAATAAAGGTATGTCCCCAACTCTTCCTCTGTCATGGGACGTTTGCTGAGAAGAAAAAGGATAACCTCTCTCAGTTTTTCAGGATGGAATCTGCCTTTGGTTCTGAGATAGTTAGTCATTCTCTTTTCTAGCAAAGCACCCCTTGCAGTATGAACTCCAAGCGTACTTAGCACCTGAACATTCACAAAAGTAAATTCTCTTCTCAAAGTCATTAGCTTCTTCGTAAGAAAAGAGAGGAAAGATACCATGTTCTTCTCTCTTCCATTTCTTGCCGTCTTTGGTGGTGAAGGTCATAGTTTGTGTTTGGAATCGAGGTATTCCATCTGTACTGCACTTATTCCTGTAATTTCTTCAAATAGCGCAGCATCGAATTCTGGTAGAGATTTTACATAATCCACCAATGGAAAATCAGACCAAGAATCATTCCAATCTTTATAAGTAAGTTCTGAAATACTTATCTTTTCCCAATTACTTCCATTCTTTGTATAAAGCTCAAAAGCATTGGTTTGTTTTGGGTAGAATTCAGTGAGATTTTCATGAACTTCATTATAGCGTGATTCACTTACTTGCTTATTAAAGAGTAAGAATTTTTCCCCAAATTGATCTTTAGAGAAGATGGATTTGTAAACTGCTTTGCAATCCTTTAGACCATAGGAGTAATAGCAACCGTAGCAACCGCAGCAACCGCAGCAACCGTAGCAACCGTCGCAACCGTCGCAACCGTCGCAACCGTCGCAACCGTAGCAACCGTAGCAACCGTCGCAACCGTAGCAACCGTAGCAACCGTAGCAACCGCAGCAACCGTAGCAACCGTCGCAACTGCGGCAACTGCGGCAAGATGTATTAGACATAATTATAAGGGGGGGACAGAAATATTACTGCGGAAGAGGTCAGGGATCAGAAGCCAAGCTACGATAGCCAGTGGAATAATAAATTGTAGGAGTTTCATTCGTGACAGGGGCAAGGGCAATCATGGCAATCACATACGCACTGTTTCTCAAACTTTTTTGAAGTGATGACATTATGTGATTTTAGTGTAAGCATTAGCTTTTTCTCTGCGCCGTTTCGGCCACTACCAGAGTCATAAAAAAGAGCACCTGTAATCGGGTGAGTATATGTACAACTCCATCGTGGCTTATCAGAATTGGCGTTGCACTTTGTGCCTTTTGGTAGATATATCTTATCACTCATATCTCTTGATGGGAAGGATGATTACAACCTCCTTCTCCTCCTTCGGAGCCGCAGTCGTGATCGTTGTCATCAGAAAAAACTTTCTCTACCATTTCTTCATATCCTTTTTCTGCCTTTTCCCATGTAGAATATCTATTCATATCTCCATCATGTTCTTCCCCGAACACCATAGTCTCGAATAAAATAGGATCACCCTCTCCTCCAAAATTGTAATCCAGACCAAGAAAAATTGTGGAGACTTTTACTTCATCTTTCTCTGTTCGCTTAACTATTCTTTTTGCAGTTTCGTACCATGCTGCCCATTTCATAAGATCAGGTTCTTGAACAGGGGTTTTGCCGTCTAGTATGTATCGGTCACTCATTTTTTAGTTGGGTGACTCTCAAAAAACTCATACAGAGCAATCTTAACAACAACAGCCCTGGAAGGAGGCGTTAGTTGTTTCTTTCTCCATTCGTCTAAATCAAGAGTAGTATCATAATCCAATGGACAACTTGTGCGGGGAGTAATACCCCCTGACTTTTTTGGTGGCATAGCAGAAATTATGGAATGAAAACAATGTGTTCATACGATACATTGTGCGATCTTTAATGTAAACAACTTTCTTCTTGACTCAGAATCCCTCTTCTTTCAAAAACCCCTCTAGGTCACTCACAGATCGTACTATCATAGCCAGTCCCCCACTATCGTCTACAGCTTGCAGGAAGGCCTCCTGGTGCTCCGAAACCTTCCCCTTTGGGGTCTTGCACTCCACAGCCATAAAACGCCCCACAACGCCTTGTGGAGTCATACAAGGTACTATGCCTAATATGTCCGATACACCCTTCATTCCATGGAAGGAGCGATACCCACCCATGTTCTTGTCATACACACCCATATTATTCACCCGGAAGGCAAAAATACCTTTTAGAGAAAGGAGTTCTAAGCAACTTTTGACAACATCAGATTCACTCATCCTGTAAAGGAAAGTATACACATTGTAGAAGACTAACTACTGACAACACCTTCTGCATGACACCAACCATACCACACAGTAAACTATCTAGTTACTTATGGAAAAACCTTGTGGAGTTTGTGGCAATCAGAATAAGTTTTGTCTTTTTGTTAAACTTCATTCTTGTTCCACATATGGATGCTCCGAGAACCCTGTCTGTTCGTATCGTCTGCTTTCTATTTCTGGAAACCAAAGATGAAAAATCTCACACCTCTTTTTGTAGGTCATATCATCAATCTTCTCTTGAATCTCATGGTTCTCCCTCACTTGAGAATCCAATTCTCGTAATTTTGCAAGTCGTTGTTCCAGCTCATTATCTGATATGCCCATTTTAACCACTGGTGACTTTCTGGAGAAGGATACGGAGTGACTGTCGCACTATGGCATCAGAAATATGCTCGATTTGGTCTCTCACGATTTTGTGCATGAGGCTGTATCTTTTTATTTCCTCCACCTGTTCAAGGAGGCAAAGCAGGTCTTGTTCCCGCTCCTGATCACTGTAGGTCATGGCAAATATTTTGCATTAGGATCAGGAAGATCATCACAAGCCAAATTGAAAACTTCAACGAGCACTTCTCTGAATTCTCCTGTGTAGGAATCCACTATTTTCCATGCCTCTTTTATCTGTGTAGTCTGAACAAGCTGAGTGACTTCATCCTGTACCTTCTGTTCATTTAAGCGATTAGCCAAGCCCATATCCCCTTCAACATCATGTGGGTTATTATGGACGGTGCGCTGATCCATGGTCTTGATCTTATCACAAAACGATAATACTTGCAGCATGATATATTGAAAGCATGGAGTTTCCTGAAATCAAGCAGAAGGAGAGTGTGGAAAAGAGAATGAACAGACTCAAGAAAAATATTCTCAGAGCGATAGCCGCTATCGGACTTTCACCCTTGATAATTCCCATAAGTCATGGCATACAGATATACGGGATCGAAAAGGAGTGTGAAGCCATACGGAAGAGATCAGTAAAGACCCTTGACCCTGATGCTGTTGTTTCCAAGGTTCTTGCGAAGGCGAGAGTGGAACTTCAATCGGGCAAGGGGGGACTGGGGTGGGTATTGGGAGACTTTAGCACGGAGAACGGAAAAGCTCGCTGCGGAGGATACGCACGGTTCTATTCTGAGAAACTATCGGCAGAGGGGTTCCAAACAGATATTTGTCTTACTGTTGCCAATTGGCAATTGCATTATTATTGCCAAGCGCAGATGGATGGGGAGACTTGGGAACTTACGCCCTAAGCATTGGTGCGGGGTAGGTTACTCGCTTCTTATTTCATTAGCAGCTTGAGTGAATAAGTCATTTATAGCTTCGAGTTGCTCTTTCTTTAAGTGATTACTTCTGTTTTGTTTCTTCTCAAATTTTTTGTAGGCTTTATTGACAAGAAAAATTCTGTGAGTGTTCGTTCAACAGGGTAAAAAGAAAAACGACTTGACTACTTTTGGAACAAAGAAAGAAAGAACTCCATAAGGGTCATGTTTTTGGCCTTATAGTCCTTATCAAGTATTGCATTCACAATAGTATTGTAAGCAACATCAGGGTGCATCTGGTTGTTATGTACCTTGTGGAGAATCCTACGAAGTGAACTTAACTTCATGCCCATTCTTTCTTGCTCTCTGCTTTGCTTACGGATTGCCCTACGACTCTTGCGCCGTATCTTCTTAGGTCTTTTGACTTTTGTTCTTGTCATAATTATCTTAGCTAGGAAACAATCTGACTTCTTTTGATAGAAAGGGCAAACATAGTGTATCATGCTTCTCAATGCTCCTCCAATTACACAAAGGAAAGTGCATAACCTGTAAGAAGGAATTTGACACAACAGGACTTCCTCCAATGATAGCTTTCCAGTCATTCGAGTACCCCGAAGGAGAAACCACAGTCCCTATCCACATAGAAGCAAGGTTCTGTAAGAAATGTATAAGGAAGATCAAGGATTCTGTTATTCCTTTTCCATCCCAAAAGACCTAAGGATATCAGAAAGTTTTTGTTCGTCAGTCTTCTCTTCACTTTTCTTCCACTTCTGGCATCTCTGACAAAGCTGATATTCTTTATCATGGAAGGACATTTGTAGACCACAGCAATTCATAACAGAATAAAGAATGAAAGAAGAGAAACCTTAATCATGTCACCCATCTTCTCTTCGATACAAGAGGGACAAATATTAAGAATCATGTGTTTCTTGCAAATCTCCAAGTTGTTATGTGGCCATCCTTTATACTCCTTTTTGCAATGAGTACACTTAGGTGTTGTGACTTGTATGGCTACCATAATATAATTGAGTAAAGAATAAAAATCTAGTGCTTTTCATGTAATTGACTAGCTAGAGTAAATATAGCAGAAGGCGTTTTCCCGTGGCGGCCATTTTCAAACTTCTTCCATGCTTTTTCAACACAAAGGTCACAAGTGTCTTCGGTCATCCTGTCGATATACCCGTCTACACTTTCCACCCCGTTGTTGGCGATCCAACTTTTCATTTTAGCACTTACGTTAGTAGTTTCTTTTACTTTAGTTTCCTTTCCTTTCCTTTTATCGCTAGAGGTAGCCTTAGGGTTCCCTAGGTTCTTGGCTTTCTTTAGACCACCTATCCTACCGAACTCTCTTTGTTTCTCAATATATTCATCTCTTTGTGCTATTTGGTTGATGACCCTGTTGGATTTTATTCCCCCATTGTTTGTAGGGTCGAGTAAGGCTACCCTAAGGCAAGTCTTAACAACTGATTCTAGCTTTGTGAAATTCTCATTTATGGAGAAGGCGAAGGCTTTGATGTCCGTGATTTCCCCATTGCCCCTGTGCATAGCTTCAATTATCATCCAATAGATGCCATATCCATATGCACCATGCTCTAGGCGCAGTTGAGTTATCTTTTCGTCGTTTCTGGCCTCTTCGTCGTGCTGGAAGTAGTGTTTCTTCATGGCACCACAACAGTAAAAGCCGCCCACGAAAAAGCTGTTGAGCAATCGCAGACGGCCATTACTGGTGTGGTGCTCAACAGCATCAGCCCCGTAATACACACCTTTTGTAGAAATACAAGGACTTTCTGTGATATACTGAGATTATGAAAGAGCATGATTGCGAAGAGGAACTACAGGTACATCAAGTATTGTTTGAGCACTTCTCTTGTGAAAAGTGCGGATATGAGGCATTTATTAGAGCAGAGAAAGATTTAACAGAAGAGGACTTAGCAGAGCGCAAGTGAGGCTTTGTTGTGCGGATTCCAAAAGGGGGGGTGCAAATTGCCCATACCCTTGCTACACTATAACCAGGTGACACTGAGCAAGTCCTACGACAGTGTATGCTGTGTCGGTAGGTAATAAACTCTAACGAGAACGAGGCATACTAGGTGTCACCGCGCTGTAAATCCTCTTCTGTCGCTCTACCGAATGGCGGGGCAATCTGGCAGTTGGGGTTTGTGCTGGGGATTAAAGGTGGTTACAATTAAGTCATGTCGAGTGACAATTACCTCTACATCTGGAAGCACAAAGACGGAAAGTACCGGGGATGTGACTTGTGCGCTTCTGAGGAACATGAATGGGAACCAAAAGCAAACCCGGTCTTTGAAGAAAACACACTGGAAGAGGCGATAAAAAGAGGGCAAGACTATTGTGATAATGAAATAGTGGAATATGGAATGCACTTCGGAAATCTATGAAAAACCCCAGTGACAAATATCCGATTGTACTTATTGAATGGGTAGATGCCTATGGAAGTAATGAATGGCTGGACGAAGATGAAGTGGATGAAAATCACTTGAATAGGAAAAAATCTCTTGTGTTTAACATCGGATGGTTACTTAGGAAAAATAGAGAAGTATATGTGATTTCCCCCATGCTTGATCAGAACAAGTCCAACTGGGCTCATGTTGAAACTTTACCAAGACAATGGTGTAAGATCAAAGTGCTTGCATCACCAAGAAAGAAGAGTAAGATATAGCTATCGCACTCCACGTTCACAACCCCCGGCGTAAAAGAGCAATCCGCAAGAAACGTAAATCTACCAAGAAGAAGAAATAATTGCAAAAGAAAGGGAAGTAATGCTAAGGTAGTGTTTTATGAAAGATTATTCTAAACTATCAGATGAGGAACTTGTAGATGAAGTTGCTGTAAACGTAATGAAGTGGAAGAAAGACAATGACTTTGATGATGCTGCTCTTGATTATTGGACAGATGGACATATATCACATGGAAATGTAGGAGTGTGGAATCCTCTCAAAGATTGGAATGATACTTGGAAAGTCGTAGAGAAATATATTGAAAGACAGCCTAACAACGATTTTCATTTTGAAAGTGTACATGGTTCATGGGATATTTTTTCCTGCAACAAAGATGAAGTTGTAGCTCATGGCGAAGACCCGCAACGAGTTATTTGTATTGCCGCCCTTAAAGTATGAACAAAAAAGTCACCCATAGGGCATTAAAACTTGATGAAATAGGAAATGCAGACTGTGCTATCATAGGAGCAAAGTACGATCACAAAACAGGACTAATGCACTTTCTGGATATTAGGGATATGAATTGTTTTTGTAAGAGTGAGGGATTTAATAATGATATAGATGTTTGTACTTGTACTTGTGGTTGTGAAGAAAAGGGGAAA